GGTAAGCAGTTGTAATTGCAGTTTCTCTACCATCTGTATAAGCATTTGCTGTGGTTACTGCATCTGATTCTGCTGTGTCAGCATATGACTGGTAAGCAGTTGTAATTGCTGTCTCACGGCCATCTGTATAAGCATTTGCTGTTGTGACTGCATCTGATTCTGCTGCATCAACATATTGCTTTGTTGCTGCACCAAGGTTTGCTGATGGATCTGCTGAAAGGACAAGAAGTCCAGTCATTGTATCGCCAGACTTTGCTACCTTTTCACCAATTGATGTTCCAATTGTTGAAGCAAACGAAGCATCATCATTGATTGCTGCTGCAAGTTCGTTAAGTGTATCAAGAAGTGCTGGTGCACCATTTACAAGGTCTGACACCTTTTGATCAGCATAAGCTTTAGCATCTACTTCAGCCTGATCTGCATAGTTTTGGTAAGCAGTTGTAATTGCACCTTCACGAGTATCTGTGTAAGCCTTTGCATCTGTTTCTGCTTGATCTGCATATCCTTGATAGGCAGTTGTAATTGCACCTTCACGGGTGTCTGTGTATGCCTTGGCATCTACTTCTGCTTGATCTGCGTATGCTTCGTATGCAGTTGTGATTGCTGTTTCTCTGCCATCAGTGTAATCATTTGCTGCTTCTTCAGCTGCTGCTGCTGCACCAATTGTATCCCAAAGACCAGTGTTAGCAGTTACTGCACGAGCATCAGTAAAGTACTTGTTTGTACCTTCTGCAAGATCGCCTGTGTCGTGGTTTGAAATGTCTGATACTGTACCAGTTACGTTACCTGTTACGTTTCCTGTTACGTTTCCTGTTAGATTTGCTGTGATTGTTCCAGCAGCAAAGTTTCCATTAGCATCACGCTTTACAACCTTGTTTGCTTCGTTAGCAGATGTGGCTGTTCCGCCAATAAGACTAACAATGTAGTCTTGGTCTGCTTGCTTCTTTGTAAGAACATCAAATCCGCCAACGGTAGCTGTTGCACCATCAACTACAAGACCATTCTTTACTTTAAAGTTTTTATTTACTGTTGCCATTTTTTATCTCCTTGTTGGTTATGCCTTTAAACCCATACGAGCAAATCGTACGGTTATAGGCGTAATACCCACTGCTGGCGTTACAGAAAGATTTACTGTATTCGCCACCCTAGAGACGCTAATGGTGCCAATATTCCCATCATTGTCTATTGTTCCATATTCGCTGACTGATACATCTGTACCGTCAACCAAAATTGTCATTTCTGTTGCGTAGAACTTATTATCTCCAGCAGTTGTCTTTTTGATGGAGATTATGTATTTGACCATGCGCCATGCAGTAGCATCAAAATTATCAATTACCGTTGCTGATTCAATACCGTTAACAGTATTTTCATTATTACCTGCAGAACCTAAGTCTGTTGATTGAGCAGAGGTAGTGTCAATTAGGTTTTCATAATCTGTCTGTGTAGGACGATCACCTGTTTGAAATGTTGACTTTATTGTGCTTATTGGGAGCTTAGCCATGTCCTAATTATAGCATATTTATATTAAAGTATATAATTACTGTAACCTATGATTTGAAGCGGAATTGGTGGAATAGCATTTGCTCCACCTGCCTCAATGCGGATTGCTGTTAATCTAATTCTAAAAGGAAGAGTAGAGCTAATAGCTACTTTTTTACTTGGAGCACTAATTATTGATGTCTTAATTGAAAATTCTTGTTCAATACGTTTTGTAAATATTGGTCTGTCTTCATAAATCTTAACAGTAGCCATTATGCAGTCACATCTTCAAGGACAATAAGTTTGCCTTGAGCTACCGTCCAAACTATTGCGTCTCCACCTAAAGAAACCTCAATATCAAATATATCATTGGTTTGAAGCACTGAAGTTTGACTTGCTGAGAGAGAAACTGTAAATTCACCAACTAGATCATCAGCATCTTGTATTGGAGTTAGTGTATGAATAAGTGTTGCTGTGTCAGTAATTTCACCAGGAACCACTGGATTGGTTGTTGGACGCTTAATCTGCATAGAAATATTCCAGTCAGGAATAACCAAAGGAACTTTAGCGTCATCAGTTAAATAAACCTTAAATGCTGCTGTGTCACCCTTAACAAAAGTCCAATTTACGAATGGTGGTCTTTCACCAATATCGTATGTAGATGCTTGTCCTCTAAATGTAGCCATTTTTATATTATACCACGATGAAAACAACAAATAAAATAATTTAAAAAAATATTACAAAAACTTGCCTTTTGGGTCAATTTCATGTTATACTTAGATAGTGCTACCAACGGGTAGCATCTTTAGTCTCTAGGAGGTTATTATTATGAGAAGAGATAAAAAGATTTGGATTGGAATCCTTGCTTCACTGGGGCTAATTGCACCACTAAGTAATGCAGCTAATGCTTTAAGTACTGAAAATAATCTGAGTAAACCAGCTATAGCTGAACCTTCAACCGCCAAGGCGGTTTTTTTGGTTTCTAAGCCTAAAAGTTTGGTAGCAGTAAAAAAGAACCTAGATGTTCTACATAAATATCAAGATGCTGTTAGTCTTACAGATCGTCAACTAAAGGAATTGCTATATGCCGTTGGTTTTCGTGGCCAAGGCTTGGTGAAGGCTTGGGCTGTAGCCAAGAAGGAGTCTAACGGACGACCACTGGCTTTTAATGGCAATGTAAAGACTGGTGATAACTCTTATGGAATATTCCAAATTAATATGCTTGGAATGTTAAAAGAAGGTCGTCAGGACAAGTTTGGAATAAACTTTAATAGTGAGCTTTTAAATCCTGTTATTAATGCACAGGTTGCATATCATATGAGTAACGGTGGAAAGAATTGGTCTGCTTGGAAAGGTATGACTCCAAGAACTAAGTTCTGGATGTCCAAGTTTCCTGCCTAAGTTTACCCAAACTTACTACTGCTAATATGATTCATTTCAATATGATTTATATTAAAATGGCTTGGCAACTCTGAAACCCATCTAATAGACTCCGCAAGATCTTCAGCAGTTAATGCTATGTCACGTTTTTCTACTTGTGTGTCAATTGTTCCTGGGCATATTTCAGTAACCTTAATTCCGTATGCAGGGAACTCTAGCCTCATTGTATCAACTAAAGCCATCATGCCTCTTTTGGCATTAATATAATTTCCACCGCTGCGATATGGAACTTTTCCTCCTAAAGAGCTGACAAATATTATTGTTGGAGAATCAGACCTTTGCATACATGGAACAAAAAGCTGAGATAGATACATTGGTCCAGATACATTTATTTCGTATGCTATTCTAAAGTTATCCATTGTTTCATTAATAAGCATTGTTGGACCTGATCCACCGCCTGCGTTGTTTACTAAAAGATCAAGTGTAATGTCTTTATATTTTTCAAAAAATGCTTTAATTTCATTAGGATTTGTAATATCCATCTTATATGTTTCAACATTATCTGATACAAGCTCATTGACCTTAGAAAGGTTTCTAGAGACAGCTATTACCTTGTAGCCACTCTCAGAAAGAAGTTTTACTGTAGCATAGCCAACGCCCTTGCTAGCCCCCGTTACTATAGCTGTTTTCATCTATTGTCCGTAGGCTGTGTACCGCCAGATAAATCGTTATACCAGTGCATAGGGATCATGTACTTAAAACCACTTTTTACAAGGTGTGCTGTATGATGATAAGGAGGAGAGGATGGGAATATAATTACGCTTCCAGCCTCTGGTTTAATTCCTATTGTTATTCTATCTGAGTCTTTTGATACATCATAGTCTTCTTCTGGCTTACCCTGAATAATTGGAGCATCTGGAGATTCTATTGTAAAGGACAACTCTCCACCCTCATAATCATCATTTAAATAAATAACTAAGGAGTATCTAAGTCTAGTGTCGCCTTCTTGTTGGTCAAAGTGTGCACCCATAAAAGTTCCAGCGCTGTACTTTTTAATGTCAAAAGCTGGAAGAATCATTGGCTCCTCCATGTCTCCTTTTGATACTGCATAGTCTTTACAGACATTGTAAAATAAGTCAGTAATTGTGTTATATATATAACTAACAGGGTTGCTATCTTTATCTGCCGTTTTTTCAAAATCAGATGGCTCAATAGTTTTTTGAGAACCATATAGATACATTTCTCCACTACAGGCTGTCCACTCATTCCACTTAGTTAAAGAAGTTCCAAAGTCTTCATTCTCAGTGGACTCAATGATCTCTATAAACTTTTTTGGATCTGGGATTGCATTTTTATAATAATATATGTTTTCTTCAAGTATTTCTCTTTGCATTACATTACTCCCATGTTAGATTTTTGAGGATACATGTCCATGTGGTTATGTATCCAGTGTCCAGGAACCATGTACTTTACACCAGACTTTACGGTATGCGCTGTATGAAAGTATGGTGCATATGCTGGAAATATAATTACGCTATTTGCTTTAGGCTTTACTCCAAAATCTATTGCTTTGTTGGCAACAGCAACATCATAGTCTAGGTCTACATGAGGGGCACCGCTAACCCATCCTTCTGAGCTATTCCATCCTCCGTCATAGTCTTTTAGCTGGAATGATATTTCTCCACCTTCACAGTCATCGTTTAAGTACATCACCAAAGAATATCTTAATGTTTGATCACCGTCTAACTGATCAAAGTGTGCGCCCATGGCCATACCAGTATTGTATTTTTTAATATTAAAAGTTGGGAACAGTCTAGGTTCATCAAAATCACCAAGAGAGGATGCGTAGTCTTTACATACATCATATAGAGTTTTCATTATTGCATCATATACGTATTTGCTTTTTTCAGCTACTTCACCATCTATTCTGCTTATTTGATTTAAGTCAAATGTTTTGGTTTCTCCATATATAAAAGTTTTATCGTTAGATGATGTCCAGCTATTCCAAAGATTAACCTCTGAGTCTTCTGGTGTGCCAAGTTCGTCAAGATCTTTAAGTGTTTTTTGAAAGGTTTCAAAATTCTCTATTGCATCTGTATAGTAATAAACCTTTGGGTCTAGCTTTTCTACATTCATCTTTTCTCCTTAGTATTTATTATTTTCATAAAAATCTGTTATCTTAATAAAACCAACCAAAACATACCTTATTGGACCTTCTCCAACATGTTTAACTCCGTGCTCAAACTCTTCATTTCCTGGAAAAATTAAAAGCGATCCTGGTTTTGGTCTTAAAGAAATATCTTTATTTTTAAAGAAAAGCTCTCCGTTTACATAGTCATCATTTAGATATAAAATAGCAGCATACTTGATTGATGGATCTGTATGTTGATCTGTATGTGATTTTAGCTCAACTCCTGTTTGCATTCTTTGTATAGTTGCAAAACCGCTTAAATTTAAAGAATTATCTGCTTCTAAAACAAGTTTGTCAAGTCTAGTATATATTGTTTTATATATTGGATCTGAAGATATGTTTAAGTTTTTATCTTCCCAGCCCTGTGTTATTTCAAATTTTCCTTCAGCAACCAGATTATCAACATCGCTTCTTCCAAACTTTTCTAAACAAAATCTTTTTAAATTAGACAAATACTCAATATACCAATCATCCTCTGGTGTTTTGTTTATAAGATCAAGGATGTAGTCTAGCTCCTCTTTGTGTAAATAGTCTTCAATTAATAAAAGGTCAGGTACTATTTCTTTTACATTAAAGTTATTTTCCTTTAATTCTTTTTCTAAAAAATTAGCCATTTTTATAATTCTTCTGCCTTATATTTGTTTCCGTCTTTATCAAGCTTCCAGCCCTGCTTTAGAAGTTCTTGCCATTCTGCTCTTTCAATTTCTTGCTTGGCTCTGGTTTCTTTCATTTCTTCTGCCCAAGCATCTCTAACTTCTTGAGGATAAGCATCTTCTTCTCTATCATCCCAAAAAGATCCAATTGTATATCTTACTCCACTTTCTATTAAAGATACTTCGTGCATATTATTAAATCCCCCGTCAAAAACAGCAAGCATTCCAACTTTTGGTTGAATCTCTATGTTCTGATCTGGGAACCTCAAAAGCCCACCTGTAAAATCATCGTTTAAATATAAGAATCCTGCATATCTGCTTCTTGTAAATGCTCCAGAGTTTCCGTGTTCATCAGTATTGTCTGAATGAATTCTTGCATATGCTCCTGGCTCCCATTTTTGGGTGTGGTATCCAATTTTAGAAATTGTTTTTGGATCAAGATCATGAACTGATGCTATTGCCTCTGGCATTTTTGCTTCAATGTCTGAAAAAATAGTTGGAGGCAATCCAGCATCAAGTACTTCTTGATCATTATCTTGTGGTAGAACAGAAGAGTATGATTCATAGAATGATATAGGCATCCAAGAAAGCGCTCCGTTATCTGCTTGAGCATCTAGGGCTTGAATCATTTTTTTACACTCTTCACTAGTAATAAAATCTTCATAGATAACGATATCTTTTGTTATTCTAGTTTTATTATTTAGATTCATTGTAATCTTACTCCATTTTCTATAACGTCTCTTTGTGGATGATCTAGTCTAAACTGTTTGTGTAATTCGGGTTGCATTTCTGCCCAAACCTCTTTACCAAATTGTTTTTCTTTTTCATACCACTCGTCGGATCCTTTTTCATATTTTTGCCAGTACATTCTTGCTAAAAATTTATTTTTATTATAAGCTGGCATTACACCATGAAGATAAGGCTTTCCATCTTCTGTTAAATAGTCTGGGTGGCCTGATGGAAACACCAACATATCTCCTGCTTCTGGCTTATATTTTACAAGTTTGTCTCCCATTACAAAGTCAACTTCTCCGCCTTCATAATCATCATTAAAATAAATTGTACAGGTGATTACAAACTTATATCCTGGAGCATCTCTTTGCTCTCTAGTATAGTCTGAATGATAGTTCATTCCAACTTTTTGATTACTATCGCTTACGTGATATTTTCCTATTGATCCACCTGACCATTGCCATGTTGGAGTTGTATATCCTTGTTCATCTATAGAGATTGCATCTTTGTCTACCTCTATGTTATTTCTGTTAATATAGTCTTCTGTAACTAGAAAAAAGTTGTCTAGCATTTCTATAAAAAAGTCTTGTTGTTCTTTTTGAGTTATTGTTGTTGGCTGAAGCTCTTTTATATTGGCATAAGGCATCATCTGATTAAAAGAAGGGAATATTGGACTTAAATATTCTCCAAAATGAGACCACTTGGTCCATGGACTAAAAAGTCTATCTTCTGACTCTACCAATGAGTCTGTTAAAATTTTGTAAGACTTCTGAATATCCCTAAACATGTTTTTATAGACAAGAATATTGGGATAAATCTCTATTGGCTCAAGGTTTTGTTTTTCCATTTACGGTTTCCTGTCCCCTGTGTGCTCTGTAATTTCCCAAAAAAATGGGCAAGTAAACCTAAGTCCACTTTTAATCTCTGTTACTCCGTGAATGTAATTCATGTCACCTGGAAAAAAGTAAGCAGCACCTTTCTTTGGCTTAAACTGAACTCCTTGGTTTGGGAAATATAATTCGCCACCTTCGTAATCTTCGTTTAAATAGAAAAGGCTTGAAAGATCGTAGTTTGGAAAATCATTTGGCAATCCAGCATCTGG